ATGAAACCGCATATGCTCACCAATCAAAATGGGATTTGGCGAATGCGAGAGATGACTGCGGTACTTTACACCAAGAAACAGAATTTGCTTGGATATTTGGTGCGGGTGTTGCTGCTGTTGAGAAATTTAATTTAACAAACGAAACAATGTATAGTGTGTACTATGGTGGACCGTACACTTCAACAGTAATGAAAACATCAATCACGGGTAGTGGTCCTTCTGGTGCATCAGGATTTTCTGATGAGAACTATGGTTATGGATGGACACAACAAAGTGGCACAAAACTATTCTTCGCAAATGATACATTCACAAATAATCAACAGTGGGGTGCGAGCGGTCAACAAAAAGGTATTAGTTCAAAAGTTGGGAAGGGGTATGCAGGAAACGAAGGAACATATAATGGTGGTTATAATTTAAGAAGATGGAATGTTTTCACCGAAACAAATATTGGTAATGTGGTAAAGCCACACCCTAACTGTGGAGAAGAAAACTTTACATTAGGACAAGATCATCAATATATGTTAGGTAACTATGATGGAGCTCAAAATAATACCAGTTGGAAATTTGTTTATGCTACCGATAGTGGGACTGTTAATCCGTCTGGTTTACCACCAGGAGTAAATGATGGAACATCATCAGGTCATTGCGGTTGGAGAACATAAAATTTATATTTATAAGATATGCTACACGAAAATATTGAAATTAGTGGGTCCCTAAAAGCACAAGGCGTGATAAAATCACCAGTTGGGTCACGGGCAAATAGACCAGGTAGTCCACAAACAGGTTCTTTATATTTAGAACAAGCCACTAGTGGTAGTTTTTTAATGGTTTATGTTGGATTAAGTAATAGTGATAGTGGATGGGTTAGAGTATCTTCTCAAGTAAATGCCAATGTTGGTTTTAAATTTAGACAGATAATTAGTGTTTCTTATCTTGCGGGTGGTTATAAAGATTCATCCCCTTGGAAAAATGTCCACAAAACAATTAATGCGACCGATCAGACAACACACATTGGTGAGTTATTAGATTTTGCTGCGTCGTATACATCTGGAGCTTGTAGTAAATATATTTTTTTTGTTTGGTCTGTCAATGAAGACAACGCTTTTAAGGGGCCAAGTGATGTTAATGGTGTGAGAACATCTGCAATTAATATGGCAAACGATACCAAGTATGCACATAATTCTAAGTTTAACATAACAACAGCTAGAAGCGATGTTGGAACTATGCACAAAGAAACTGAAATTGCATATCTATTTACAGGCGGTAGCTCCACTGTTGAAAAATTTGACCTAAGTACAGAGACAATTGCAACTGGTTTTAATTTATCAACAATAAATGGTGGTGATGGTGGTTCAGCATTTTCTGATGAAAATTTTGGATACGGTTGGACATCTAGTGAAGGAATTAAAATGAGTTTTGCCACAGAAACATTTACATCATCTGGAATGTGGGGGGCACATTCACAACAGAAGGGAATAAGTTCTAAAGTTGGAAAAGGTTACGCCGGAAATGAGGGGTCTTATAACGGCGGTTACAATCTTAGACGATGGAGCAACGCGAACGACACCAATCTCGGTAACGTAGCAAAACCACACCAAAACTGCGGAGAAGAAAATTTTACAATGGGACAAGATCACCAATATATGTTGGGTAATTATGATGGCGCTCAAAATAATACAAGTTGGAAATTTTATTACTCAACGGACACCGGGACGACCAGCGTAAGCGGTCTAGCCCCTGGCGTAAATGCGGGGACATCATCCGGACATTGTGGTTGGAGAGCATAAAAATAATTAAATTATGATATACGAGAATTTAGAAGTTAGTGGTAGTTTAACATCAGATAGAGTGGTGAATAGACCACCTAGAGGAACAAGAGCAAATAGAGTTGGTTCACCATTGTCTGGTTCATTATATTTGGAAGAATCTACGAGCGGTAGTTTCTTAATGTTATATACTGGAGTATCAAATATTGATAACGGATGGGAGAGAATTGCGGCACAAGAAACCATTCCAATAGCATTTAAATATAGACAAGTTTTATCATATACCTATTTGGCTGGTGGATATAAAGATTCATCACCTTGGAGAAACGTTCATAAAACAACCAACTCAACAAGTCAAACAACTCACGTTGGTGAATTATTAGATTATCCAGTATCTTATACATCGGGAGCATGTAATAAAACAATATTGTTTATTTGGTCAGTAAATGACGATGGAGCATGGAAAGGGCCGGATAGTATTCATGGAACTCGGACATCGGCAATCAATATGTTTAATGATACAAACTATGCTCACCAAGCTAAATTTAATACAGGTATTGCTAGAAGTGACGTTGCTACCATGCAAAAGGAAACGGAATTTGCTTACTTAATATCAGGTGGATCAACCACTATTGAAAAATTTAATTTATCTAACGAAAGTTATGTAAGTGGATTTGGTGTAACGTCAATAAGTGGAACGGATGGTGCTGGTGCATTTTATGATGAAAGTTTTGGATATGCATGGACAACATCCGCAGGAATAAAATTTAATTTTTCCAACGAAACACCAAGTTCCTCAACACAATGGGGCGCACACGCACAACAAAAAGGTGTACCATCTAAAGTCGGTAAGGGATATTGCGGTAACGAGGGATCATATAATGGTGGTTATAACCTAAGAAGGTGGAGTAACTCCACAGATACGAATCTTGGTAACGTAGCTAAACCACACCAAAACTGTGGAGAAGAAAACTTAGCATTAGGACAAGATTGGCAGTATATGTTAGGTAATTACGATGGAACGGGTCAAAATAACACTAGTTGGCAATTAATATATGCAACCGACACTGGATCAAATGCGGTTACCGGATTAGCTCCAGTGGTAAATGCCGGAACATCATCCGGACATTGTGGTTGGAGATAACATTTGACTTTATGAATATTTTTCACTATATTGTATAAAAACAATTAATTATGGAACAAGGTTACAAATACGACAGGTCTAATTTTATCAATAACCCATTTGATGAAAAACTAATGCAAATATCTGAAAGCATGTCATTTGCATTACCGAAATATAAGGCATATAATTTCGTTGGGGGTGCACAAATAACTCCATATGCGAGATTAAAACAATGGTTATTGGAATTAAGAGGTAGAGAAGATGCTGTTGAACATTTGGAATATACAGTAAGAAAGGCCGAACTTGAAATTCAAATGGACGAAGAAAGTAAAGAATTTATTACCGACACCAAAAGAAAAGAAATGGTTGATTTAACCATTGCAGATAAACGTATTGATTTAAGAAAATTTAATAGAAATCTTAAAGATGCGTATAGAGAAAGACAAGGGTTTATTGATTTAATTAAGGAATATTTGGAATCAGATGATGCCACCTTACCCGATGGTACCAAATTAATTGATGTTTTTGGTAATCCAAAATTGGAAGAAAAATATGAGCACGAATATTGGACTGTTCGTATGGCTAAACAAGCAATGTTGGATATGATTTCATATGGTAGAATTGGTACAGGTAACTTAGATTCAATTCTTATGATGGACCCTGAACAACAAAAACAAGTTTTAACTTTGGCTTCAGCATACACGATTTCTATTGATAAAAATATAAATCAATTAATGTCACAAGCTACAACAGATAATTTCTCAATTGAAGAGTCGTTAAAGAATCAATTGAAATTAACAGAACCAAATAAAATAGAAACAGAAAAATTATTATAATGACACATATTCTTTTTAAAGTACAAGGGAATGTTCCAGGTTATATACACGTAGTTGGAATGTATTTAAATTACAATTACGGTAGAATAGCTGATGAGTATAACGACATGAGAGTTGAATTGAATAAACTTGGTGCAATAGTTATACCAGAAGAGGTTGCTAAAGGATTTGTTTTTGCTGACATATATAAAGATTATATTAGTGTTAGAACAAATTCAAATATCATGGATGAAATTCCACAGTTGGCGGAATCCAGTGAAACAGAAGCGGAAAAAGTAAAACACTTTCTTACTGACGAAGACAAAGCGGCCGGCGTCGCGTTTAATAAAGCCGCGATGAGAAAAGTAGTTGCAGATAGATTTTCTGAAAGATACAAAGAGCTTATGGTTGATGCTTCTATACTGGAGAAAGACACTTGGGAAGAGCAAAAAAGAGAAGCGTTTGGTTGGACTGCTGATGAAGATTATCAAACACCAATCATTGATATTTTATGTGCCGGTAGAAATATTGAAAAATCAGTATTTGTACAAAAAATCATTAATAATGTAACAGCGTACAATACTAAACTGGCTAATCTATTATTAGAACAACAACTATTAGAAGAAAGAATTAAAGCGTGTGAAACTATTGCTGATTGTCACAGACTTAAGCATGAGAAGTTTGGCGTTGCAATGAGTAAGCAACAAAGGGAAGATGAGAATATTGAAACAACACCTCTCACATTGAGAATGGACTTTTAAATAATTTTTAATGAATTTAGCGATAAACGGAACGTGTGCTAAGGGATGTTCATTTTGTTTCACAAAAGAAGATGCAAGATTAAAACACACGTTAGGAGAAATGGATATAGAAATGGTCGATAAAATTATCGACCATTATCGTCTAAATAACTCTAATGAAGAAATCACCATACTCGGTGGTGAACCCACACAACACTCAAATTTTATTGGGATATTAGACCATATATTTTCTAAGGGATTTAAAGTAAATCTCGTTAGTAACTTTTTATTTGGTAAAACAACCAGAGAATATATTGTAGACAATATAAAAAATATAAGATGGGTCTTCCCAAATGCTGCTGAACTCAATGAAAAAAATAGAATGGTTATTTTTAAAAAAAACTATCTAGAAATTTATAAGGCATATGCAAATACATGGGGATTCGACACTAACCCAAGATTATACTTGGCATTAACAATGTCCAGTGATTGGGAGAACAGAAACTTCTACGAATATATTAAGTGGTTATACCATGAATTAGATGGTAAAATAAATGCCATTAGATTAGGGTTAGACTTAACCGGTACTTATCTCATCAACAATAAAGAGATGGGTGTCGAGATGACCAAAATACTTAAATTTGGACGTTATAATGAGATTAAAATAACTTCAGACTGTCAAGTTCCACCATGTCTTTGGGAGGGTAAAACAAAAGGTGCAGTAATGGAAAACTCATTAAATTTTGCCACATTCAAAATCCCTGAGTATGAAACCATATGTGGATTTATGCCGTTAGATATATTTCCCGACGGAAGTTCAATCCATTGTTATCCATTGGAAGATAAGGTAAAAATTAATAATGTTTTGGAAATATCAGGAAAAAATGGTATATTAGGGTTAAGAGAAGAATTTGATAAACTTTATATTAATAATCATAAAAATTATTCAATCCCACAAGATTGTTTAGATTGTGTTTTCTATAAAACAGAATGTAATGGAATATGTGGAGGTTGTATGGAAGGTAACAAATGACAAAGAAAATATTTTCAATACCGTTTAATCCGATGTTGACAGAGGATATGTTTGTAAATAAGTTTTATCCATTCTTAGAAAGAAATAAAGATTGGATTTATGACATTTATTTTACATGTAGAATACCACCATTCACTCAGGATGCGATGGGTGCCGTGTTTAGAGAAGAAGACAGAGATGTTATATTTGAAAACGCAATGATAATACAAAGGGCTTTAGGTATTAAAATAAGTGCAACATTCAATAATGTTAATGTCTCACCCAAGTATGAAAATTACAAATTGTTTGTTGACAATTTAAAACCATTATATGAAAAAGGTTTAAGGTGTATAACTATTCCGCATGGTCATTGGGTTGCAATGGGGTTGAAGAAACATTTTCCCGATATGGAAATTAAAAATACCATATTAAGAAAGGTTGCAACGGGACAAGACTTTTGGTACAATGCCGATCAAGGATTTGATTACATTAATCTTGATAGAATTTTAATGAGGGATGTTGAAGAATTAAAAAATATCAAGAGAGCACAATTAAAATATCAAGAAGAGAAAGGTAGATATGTAAAACTATCTTTACTTGTTAACGAAGGTTGTTTAGGTAGGTGTCCTGTAATGGATGAACACTATTCATATAACAATCTTAGACAACCTAATGAACTACCATATTTTCATCATGAGATATCTAAGGTGACATGCGAATACAAATGGGAAAAAGAAATAAATGCTTTCTTTTTTAAGGCGGCAACGATACCACCATTCAAAGAAGAGTTCGATGAATTATTGGGGTACATTGATGTATTCAAAATGCATGGTAGAGATAGTTTCAATAGACTAGATGAAACAATTGAAATTGTTGAGTCGTATGTTGCAAATAGTGAAGTACTCTCCAAGACCTCTGAAACATATTTGGATGGTATACCATATGATGAATTGAAGGGATGGAGAAATAAAATAAAGAAATGTAAATTCCAATGTTGGGATTGTAATTATTGCGACATAGTTGCTGACCATAAAAAGAAATCTCATGGACTTAATTAAACACATTGACGACTCCATTGAATGGGGTAAACTTGAGGTATCTAAATTAAATCAAGACATTCTTGATATCCACGGAATAACAAGTAATAAAGTTAAATGTTTTCTCAATAACATTTGTAATGTTGATAATGCCACATATCTTGAATTAGGTGTTTTTAG